CGGTAGACTTCACCCATGACCACGACCGCGCGCCGCACTCGCTGCGAGTCCTGCGCCGGCCCGATGCCGTTGATGGCCAGGGCCGACGCCAGATTCTGCGGTGACACGTGCCGGAAGCGGGCGCACAGGTCGCGCCTGGCCGCCCGGCGCCAGCGTGTGGCGTCTGAGCAGGCGGCCCGGGTCCCAGTCGAGCTGACGTCGCGCCCTAGGTGGGTGCGCTACAGCTCACGGAAGGTGCCGCTTCGGGTAGACGGCAGGTTCGCTGCGGTCAACGACCCGTCGTCCTGGTCGGACTTCGACGCGGTTGTCACCGCGTCGGTCGGCGAGGGTATCGGCTTCGTGCTCACCCCGCACGACCGGATCGTCGTTATCGATCTGGATTGTGCGGTTGAGGACGGGCGCGTGCTGCCGTGGGCGCAGCGGATCGTGGACGCCCTGCCTACGACGTATATGGAGCGCGGCCGGTCCGGTACCGGTCTGCATCTGTGGTTCCGCGGTGAGGTTCCTGCTGGCCGGCGGATCCGCAAGAACGAGTTGGCGGTTGAGGTGTACTCCGACCGCCGCTACATCATCATTGGCGACCGTGTGAGCGGGACGCCTCTTGAGCTTGCCGAGCTGCCTGATGCAGCCGGTGTGATTGCCTCGCTCGTGTGACGCCCCGGCGGCGTCCCTGAGGGGGCGCTGTTGTTGATCCAGCCCTTCGCGCGCCCTGGTGGCGTGCTCTGACCCTGGAGGTCGTCATGGGCGCGCACGGACCTATCCCGAAGCGTTCCGAGGAGCGCCGTCGCCGCAACAAGGACGACGGCCCTGAAATGATCCAGGCCCCATCCGGCGGCCCTGAGGACTTGCCCGATCTTCCGGAGCCGGATGCGCTGTGGCATCCGATCGCTGCTGACTGGTACCTCTCTCTGCGGGAGTCGGGGCAGTCGGCGTTCTACGAGCCGTCGGACTGGGCGATGGCCCGGTATGCGGCTCACGTGATGTCGCAGGTGCTGCTGTCGGACCGCGGCCCGAACGGCCAACTGGTCGCAGCGCTGAACTCTGTGATGTCGTCACTGTTGACCACCGAGGGTGACCGGCGGCGTGCTCGCATGGAGTTGGAGCGGAAGAAGCCTGTCGGTCCGAAGCTTGCGTCGGTGAGCCCGCTTGACTCGTACCGCGATATCGCAGGGGGCTGATGTGTTGAAGTACGTCGTCTGTGCGGGCAGTCAGGCTGAGGCGCAGGCCTGGGCCCGCCTGCATGGCATCTCGTCGCGGCAGTGCTTGTACGCCAGCTCGACGCGGATGATCGAGGGGCTACGTGACTTTGCCGTGGTCCGGCTGCGGGGCTTCTTCGACCGGGCTGACCAGGAGGAGATCGAAGCCTGTCTCCGTAGAAACGAACTGAAGCGGCGCTCACCGCTGGTGACCCGTCATGGCTCAGGAGACTGACGAGCAGGTCCCCGACGTCGTCGAACCCTTCACGCTGGGGCCCACTTGGAAGCGTGGCCCTGATGGCAGGTTCCTGCTGCCGGAGTACACGTTGGGCTGGCATTGCCTTTCCTGGACGAAGACGTACCTGCAGCACTACGTGGGCCGGCCATGGCAGTACACGCCCGAGCAGGCTCGTTTGACGTTGTGGTGGTACGCGATGGATCCGGTGACGAACCGGTTCCTGTACCGCGATGGCGTCATCCAACGTCTCAAGGGGCACGGCAAGGATCCGCTCGTGGCCACGTACTCGGCCTTTGAGTTCGTCGGTCCGTGCCGCTTTGGCCAGGTAGCCGACGAGGGCAATGAGTGGGGTGTCCCGCCGGGGCAGCCGTTGGGGTCTCAGCATCCGGCAGCCTGGGTTCAGATCGCCGCGGTGTCGCAGGATCAGACCCGGAACACGATGACGCTGTTTCCTTCGATCTTCACGAAGCGGGCGATCGAGGAGTACCGGATCGATCTCGGCAAGGAGATCATCTACGCCGACAAGGGGCGGGCCCGAATCGAGGCGGTCACGAGTTCGCCGCGCGCCTTGGAGGGCGGGCGCCCAACGGCAGTCAATATGGGGGAGACCCATCACTGGCTGGCCTCGAATGGCGGCCACGAGATGGCAGCCGTCATTGAGCGCAACGCCACCAAGTCGTCCGACGGGCAGACCCGCTCGCTGGCGAACACGAACGCGTTCGAGCCGGGCGAGGACTCGGTTGCGGAACGGACTCGGGACGCTTATGAGGCGACAGAGGCCGGCAAGGCAGCGGACACGGGGCTGTTCTATGACAGCTTGGAAGCTCCTCCTGAGGCGAAGCTGACGGAGGCGTGGATCGTCCCGACGCTTCGAGCGGTCCGCGGGGACTCGACGTGGCTGGACATTGAGCGGCTGAAGGCGTCAATTCTTGACGTCCGCAACCCTCCAAGCCGCAGTCGGCGGTTCTGGTACAACCAGATCGATGCGGCCGAGGATGCATGGATGGCCCGCCACGAGTGGGAAGCCTGCAAGCGCGAGGATCTGACGCTGGCCGACGGCGACGAGGTGGTCCTGTTTTTCGACGGCTCGAAGTCGGACGATGCGACTGGCCTTGCTGCTTGCCGCATGTCGGACGGGTTGGTGTCGGCGCTAGGGGTGTGGCAGAAGCCGCCGAACTGGCCGTCGCCGGACTCGCCTGGATATGCCCCGTACCGGGTGCCGCGCGAGGATGTCGACGGCGTCGTGCAGAACGCTTTCAACCGGTTCAAGGTGCTGGCATTCTTTGCCGACCCTGGCTCAGGTCAGGACGAGGACGGCGAGATGTACTGGGACGCCTTCTTGGATCGGTGGGGGCAGGCCTACGGCAAGAAGCTCCTGCTTCGTGCTGTGATCGCTGGTCCGAAGGCTCACGCGGTCCGCTGGGACATGCGTGATCGCCGCAACCAGGAGCAGTTCACCGAGGCGGTGAAGCGGACCCGGGAGGACATTCTCCAGCGGCAGCTCGTCCACGACGGGCACAAGGTGATGCGAATGCACGTGATCAATGCCCGGCGACGGACGAACGCTTGGGGGATCACGATCGGGAAAGAGCACCGCGAGTCGGCCCGGAAGATCGACCTTGCGATCTGCATGATCGGGGCCCGGATGTTGCGTCGCATCATCCTGAACAGCCCGAAAAACGAGAAGCGCAAAACTGCGCGCGGCAAAGGGCGGGTGGTGGTGCTGCGATGACCGTGTCCATCCCCGAGCTGCCGCTGCTGCATCTGTCGGACGATGAGCTGGCCCTGATTCAGGTGCTGCGTGCGGACATGATGCGGGACCGGTGGGCTCTGCAGCTGCGAGACGCGTACTTCAACGGTGAGCAGCTGGTCCGTGACTTGGGCATCTCGATCCCGCCGCAGCTCAGGGGCCTGCATACGGTGATCGGCTGGCCGCGGGTGGGTGTCGAGTCCTTGGAGGAGCGCCTCGACTTGGAGGCGTTCCGGTGGGCTGACGGGTCCGATTCGTCGGAGCTGGCGGAGATCGTCACTGCGAACGACCTTCTCGACGAGTCGAGCCTGGCCCACCTGGATGCCCTGCTCTACGGGCGGGAGTACATCACCATCGGATCTGGTGACGACGACGACTATCCGCCGCTGATCAGCGTGGAGTCGCCGCTGGACATGACCTTGATGTGGGATGCCCGTATCCGGATGGGCGTGGCGGGGCTGCGGGAGTGCCAGACGGACGGGCTGCTCGAGTCGGGTGCGGACGACCGGATGATCGTCCTGTATCTGCCGGACCAGACGGTGACCGCACTGCCGAGCAAGTCTGGTGGCTGGGAGGTCGTCGATCGGGACATTCACAACCTGGGTGTCGTGCCGATCGTCAGGCTTGCGAACCGGCAGCGGACCGCGGACCGGGTCGGGAAGTCGGAGATCACCCCGGACGTCATGAGCATCACCGATGCGGCGTGCCGGCGGATGATGGGTATCGAGGTGGCGGCGGAGTTCTTCGGGGCCCCTGCGCGGTACATCTTGGGGGCGTCGGAGTCTGCGTTCCAGGACGCCGAGGGTAACGCCAAGAGCGCCTGGGAGACGTACATCGGCCGTGTGCTCGCCCTGGAGCGGGACGAGGACGGTCAGGTCCCGTCGGTGGGCCAGTTTCCGGCCCACGACCCGTCCGGCCAGACAAAGATCATTGACCTGTACGCCAGGATCATGTCGGCCCAGTTCGGGCTTCCGCCGCACATGCTCGGCTACACCACGGACAACCCCGCAAGCGCGGACGCGATCCGGTCGACGGAAGCGAAGCTCGTGAAGCGCAGTGAGCGTCGCATCCGCCGCTTCGGATCCCGGTGGGAGGAGGCCATGCGCCTCGCCCTGTGGGTGCGGGACGGTGAGCCGCCTGCTGCGACGCGCCGCATCGAGACGGTGTGGCGAAACCCGGCGACACCGACGGTGGCCGCACAGGCGGACGCCACGGTCAAGCTGGTCCAGGCGGGGATTATCCCGGCCGACTCGGATGTCACGCTGGAGATGGCGGGCCTGTCTGAAGGGCAGCGGCAGCGTGTCCGCGCCGATCGGCGGCGGTCTGCGGCTGGCTCTGGCCTGATGGACCGCTTGGCCCAGCTCGACGATGGTGCGGACGCCGTACCGTCGGGGGTGCCTGATGGCATCGACGGTCTCTGACGGAGACGGTGCCGCGGACCGCTACCGGCGAGCACAGCGGGGCCTGTCTCGGCTGCTGCTGCGGGACGTCGGGAGGCTGTGGCGGCTGTTCAGCCCGGCGCAGCCTGCGTCGTTCTCGGATTGGCTGGAGTCCGCCAACGAGGTGGTGGCCAGGTACGGCGACATGTCGGCTTCCCTTGCCGCCGAGTTCTACGACGCCCAACGGGCCGACGCCGATGCGCGCGACACGTTCAGAGTGCCGCTGGCGGACTCACCACCGGCTGACCAGATCGAGTCGTCTCTGCGTTGGGCCACCCACGACGTGTGGCCGCAGGACGCAGAGGCAGGGCGTGAGCCGCTGCCGGCCCGCCTCGCTGTTGCTGAGCGTCGCACGGAAGCTGCCACACAGAAGCTGGTCGCAGACCAGGGTCGGGAGACGATTCGGCAGGCTGTCCGCCAAGACCGTCAGGCCGTCGGATACGCCCGGGCTGCGGCGCTGGGGGCGTGCGCCTTCTGCCGCTTGATGGCCTCCCGCGGCATGGTCTACAAGTCGGCCGGAACGGCCGGCCGTGACGCCAACGACAAGTTCTCCGGGGACGCCTCCGTGGCGAAGTTCCACGACGACTGCCACTGCGGGATCATCCCCGTCTTCCGCGGTCAGCGTTTCGAGCTGTCCGCCCATGCGCAGGAGTGGGATCGGTTGTACCGCGAGTACGCCGCCCCGTTTCCTGGTGATCAGCTGCGCCGGTTTCGGCGCGCGATCGCCGAGCACGGCTGAGGCCGTCGCTCACTGAATGACCTGGTCGCCCTGGTGGCGGCCTTTCTCATTTCCACAGCCCCTGGAGGGCCGATTCGTCATGCCTGAAGAGACCGAGAGCACCGAGCAGCAGCAGGCCGAGACCGTCACCGAGGACACCGTCGAGGAGACGGGAACCGAGGTGGAGGACGGTACGGAGTCCACGGAGGCCGCCCAGGAGGCGGAGACCGAGGGCAAGCCGTTCGACCGGAAGAAGTTCGAGGCTGAGCTGCGGAAGAAGAACAGCGAGGCCGCGAACCTCCGCAAGCGGCTCAAGGAGCAGGAGCCTCTGCTCGCCGAGCTGCAGAAGCGCAAGGACGCCGAGAAGTCCGACACGGACCGTCTCAACGACCAGCTGACCCGCGCCGAGGAGCAGATCACCAAGACGCGTCAGCGGCTGGTGCGTTCCCAGGTGCAGGCGCTGGCGATGGCCGGGTTCGCGGACCCGGAGGACGCGGTCGGCGCGCTGGATCTCGGTACATACATCGACTCTGACGGCGACATCGACGAGGCGGCCATCAAGGCGGACCTCGACGCGCTCCTGGAGCGCAAGCCGCACTGGGCGAAGAGCCAGCCCCAGGAGGGCCCGCGGCGTCCCGCACCGGACCGCACACAGGCGTCCGGCGCCAACCGAACGAAGGCCCCCAGCCCGGAGGACGAGTTCTCCGGATGGCTTAAGTCGCGGCTTCCTGGCCGCTGAGAGAAGGAATCATGGTGGCTACGGCCCCGATCACTACGTCCGGTCTGCCCGAGGAGCTCCTCCCGCGGACCATCACCGCACCGATCTTCGAGAAGAGCGTCGAGCAGTCCGCGGTCATGGCGCTTGCCCGCCAGGCGCCGCTGGCCCTGGACGCCACTACTTCGGTGCCGATCCCGATGGACGTGCCGACGGCCGACTGGGTCGGACAGGGGCAGAAGAAGCCCCTGTCGACCGGCGGCATCGACGTCAAGCACATGACGGCGAAGAAGCTCGCCGTGCTCATCCCGGTGGCCATGGAAGTCGCCCGGACGAACACGGCCGGCCTCTACAGCCAGCTGCAGAACGACCTGCCGACGGCGTTCGCGCGGGCCTTCGACCACGCGGCGATCCACGGCAAGACGATGAAGGGTGCCACCGGCCCCTTCTCCGAGTACCTGGCGATGACCTCTCAGAGCGTCGCGCTGGGCACCACAGCGCAGGGGCAGGGCGGCATCTGGGCCGACCTGGTCAAGGGCATGGACCTCGTCGTCGACGAGGACTACGACTACACCGGTACGGTCGCCGACCACCGGCTGAAGCCGAAGCTGCTTCTCGCGACGGACAC